ATTTGTGCGGTGCAAGATTTGTATGTGCATCCAATACTTGGAGATACTTTGTACTACAAATTAAAAGCCGATAAAAAAGCAAGTACATTGAGTGGCATCTATTTGGATTTGGTAAATAATTATATTTTGGATATATTGATCTATGGTGTAATGGCAGATTATGTGATAGATAGCACCTATCAAAATTATACCAAAGGAGTTACAAAAAAAAGAGATGATTTTGCAGACTCAACTAGCTATGATGAATTGGAAAAAATAAGTGATAGGCATAAAAACAAAATGGATAGTTATTTGCAAAGGTTGGTGAATTATTTACAGAATAATAAAACTTTGTTTCCAGAATACACAACCGAAAGTACAGATGTGAATGCAACCACAAATACCTATTCACCTTCTATCTATTTAAAGGATGATAAAAAAGGCTGTGAATGGAGATAAAAAAAGAAAAAGATATTTTAATCAAGTTAAAAAAATTCAATGCAAACACTAAGCCAAATTTATCAAATAATAACGGATGCAGTAAAGTTGCTACCAACAACTTACAACATCCTACAAGTGCCAATACAAAATATAATAGATGATAGCTTCGATGCTAAATTTCCATTGTGTAATATTGAGTATATAGGTAGTAACAACAATGCCAATGAGGTTATTAGGACTTACAGAGTCCACATGCTGAAAGTGCAAAAGCAAAGTGATATTGATTTGAATAATATTATAGGAGAATGCGAGATTGATGCCTTAACTGCAATTAAGCAATTAGATTACACTAGCCAATTAAACTTGTATAATATTGATGCTAGTGGAATAACACCTGTTAGGCAATTTACTGCAGATTATACAGCAGGAGTTTATTTCGATGTGAACTTTACAGAGATAAATAGCATAGATATTTGCTAATAATTATAAAAATTAATATATATAAAAAATGGCAACCTACTTACCAAAACAAGAATACACAATTACACGAATAGAAGGTAATGACTGCGACTTTGTCGTAGTAGTACCTGCATTGTTTCCATTAGCAGGGATTACAGCGTGCCAATTTAAAGTAGAGGGTAGTAATGATGAGTTGATATTTAATAAGACAATGCCAACTATTACTATTGCAAGCCAAACTATAACTATACCGATTGCAGCTAGTGATACTGCAAATAAGAATGGTAAATATAGATGGGAATTGCAAACTACAATAGGGGGCAAGATTACAACGATAGGACTAGGTGATTTCATATTAATTAATAAGGTTATTTAAATGGCAGATTTGATACTTGATTTATTGGTTGAACAATCGGTACTTTTAGAATTAGGAGTATCGGAGCAAGTATTTTTAAATGCTGAAGGAACTTATGTAACTGTGCCTGGCCCTATTGGTGCTACTGGACCACAAGGTGCGCAAGGCATTCAAGGAATAACAGGTAATCAAGGAACGCCAGGATTGGATGGTAATACAATATTATTTGGCAACACAGCACCAGATAATTCATTAGGGATTGATGATAATTTTTATATTGATTTAATCACTTGGAATTTCTATCAAAAGAAATTAGGGAGTTGGGTATTAAATGGTAAGATTAAAGGTGATAACGGAACTAACGGAACGAATGGCACTAATGGAACAAATGGCACGAATGGAGTAGGGATAGTATCAATAGTTAGGACTAGTGGAACAGGTGCAGCAGGAACTACCGACACATACACAATTACATACACCAATGCAACCACATCAACATTCCAAGTTTATAATGGTGCAAATGGTGCGCAAGGTATTCAAGGCATACAAGGCATACAAGGGGCGACAGGTGCGACAGGTGCGACAGGCGCAACAGGTGCTGCAGGTATTGGAGTGCCAACAGGTGGAACTGCAGGGCAAATACTTACAAAGATAGATGCTACTAATTATAATACTTATTGGCAAGATAATTATGCAGATTGGACAAGTGTAGTAAAGCACACTGTAAAAAATAATGGTGCTGCAGGAACGATAAGCAAAGGTACTCCAGTGTATGTAACTGGTGCAGATGGTACTAATAAGCTAGTTGGTAAGGCTAGTAATGCAAGCGAAGCCACAAGTAGTAAGACAATGGGATTGATGCAGTCAGACATTACTACAAGTGGATCAACGCAAACAGGTTTCGTAATAACAGAGGGGTTGCTAGGTGGCTTAAATACAGCAGGGCAAACAGCAGGCGACCCTGTTTGGTTAGGTGTAAATGGTGCTTTGATTTATGGACTTGCAAACAAGCCATACGCACCTGCGCATTTAGTTTTTATAGGTATAGTTACTAAAGTAAGTGCAGGTAATGGTGAGATTTTTGTAAAGGTGCAAAATGGATTTGAGTTAAAAGAAATTCACAATGTGGATTTAATAACTAATACGCCAACTAACAACCAACTATTATCTTACAATAGCACAACATCACTTTGGGCAAATAAAAGTGTAACTACTGCTGATATTGCAGCAAGCACTAATAAGAATTATGTTACCGATGCGCAAGCAGTAGTTATTGGCAATACTAGCGGAACGAATACAGGTGATAATGCAGTAAATAGCCTTTATAGTGGATTAGCTACAAGTAAGCAAGATACATTAACACTAACAACAACTGGAACAAGCGGCGCAGCTACATTAGTTGGTGCTACTTTAAACATCCCACAATATAGTGGTGGCGGTGGCGCAGGTGAGCCAGCCATAAGAAAAGCACAACCAAGAATAACAAGAGAAACTTATTACTAAAAAAATTAAATTATGCCAGCAGGAATAGACCCAATATATGTAGCAATTCCAAAGATAGGATTTGGAACAAACTTAACCACAGCTAACACAGCAACAGATGGAACTGGAACTGTAAGCACATTAATGACATCAGGTGCAAATGGTGCATTTGTTGAGAAAGTATTAGTAAGACATTTAGGAACTAATGTGCAAACCGTAGTTAGAATTTTTATAAATAATGGAAGTACAAATGCAACGGCTGCAAATAACAGATTAATTAGAGAGATAACAGTCCCAGCTAATACATTATTGCAAACGGCTGCAAGTTTAGCAATTGATATTCCTATCAACATCCCTTTACAAGCTGGCTATTCATTATTAGCAACTAGTGGTACTACCATTGCAGCAGGATTAGCATTAACTACAATTTACGGAGATTATTAATTATGTTAGGACTTACATATAAAGATAATTTTAGCCGAGTATTTGATTACACCGGCGATTTTGAAGCCTTTGTAATTCCCAAGAATGCAACGATGTTGCACATTTGGGCAATTGGTGCAGGCGGGCCAGGTGGTTTAGGATTTTCAAGAGCCGCAGGGTTGCCTGGTGGTGGTGGCGGTGGTGGTGCAACAGGTGCGATAGTTACTATGCTAGTGCCTACTAGATTTTTGCCGCCAACTCTATACATATATGCAGGTAGAGGAACAGGAACAACGGAAGGAAGGACATGGGTATCTTATCGTAGATACGATAGTCCAAATAATACAATTGCAGATAGTTTGCTAATGGCTCAAATTGGTAATGGTGGCGGTGCAGGTAGCGCAATAGGACCAGGTTCAGCAGGAACGCCAGGCTCTTATAGTGCAGCTAGTAATTTATATGCAGGATTAGGAATTTTAACCCTTACAGCAGGAGTAGGCGGTAGTTTAGGCGGTGCGCATACAGGTGCAATCGGCGGTGCAATAAACGCATTTTCTAATAACGCTGCACCATTTACAGGGGGTGCAGGTGGTGCAGGGTGTACTACAACTGACTTTACAGGTGGTATGATTCAAAACAATGCTAACGCGCAACAACACGCAGGCTTTACAATAGCAGGCGGTTTAGCAGGTGGTGGAAATGGACTAAATGGGTTACAATTTGATGAGCCATTTACTTGTTATGGTGGCTCTGGTGGTGGTTCTAATAATAGTGGTGTTGGTGGCAAAGGTGGCGATGGTGCTATTGGATGCGGTGGCGGTGGCGGTGGCGCAGGTGTAACAGGTGGCGCAGGTGGTAGAGGCGGTAATGGCAGAGTGGTGATAACATGGTTTTAAAATAAAAAATAAATATACAAAAATGGAAACATTACAATATCAAACAGAGGTAAGCAATTACATAGATAATCTTGTAATTAAGTTACAAAAGGATTGCCCAGAAAAAAGCATTTCAAGAAATGAATTTAAAAATGCGGTTCTAACTTTTACAAGTGAAAAAGAATTAAATGATTATTTAGTTTTTTCAGCAACGCAATCTGTATCAATCAAAGATGCATTTATTTGCGCTGATGCATTCTTTGAATTAAGATGGGCAAATTTAATTGAACTAATAAATACAAAATAAAATGAAACAACAAAAACACTTCATGCAGTCCAAAACCATAATTTTTAACTTCGTATTTTTAGCCTTAGCAATGTTTGATAGAACATTCTTTGAAACGCTTGGAGTAGGTGCAGAGGCAATACCAAAGATAGAAGTAATATTGGTTAAAATATGTGCTATTGGTAACTTAGCATTGCGATATTTTGGAGATGGAACGCAAATAAAAAAGATAACAGGAGATGATGCAGAAACTAAATCTTTAGTGATGGTAATGGCATTTATATTAGCTTTGTAATTATGAACACACTAGAATTAAATAACGCGGTAATAGACGCAATAGGAAGCGAATACAGCGACAAAGAATTGTTTGATAAGCATTTTAACATTGCACTAAATAGAGTGCCTAAAAATGCACCTAAAGACCTTGTAATTAGTATTATGGTAACTTATATGCAGTCAATGCTGAATGATTATGCAAATACCACAGCTAAAACTAAAGGCGGTAAGGTAGCAAGGTTGATAGCAAATATTGGTAGTAAGATTTTACCATTTATTAAATTTAAAAGATGATTAAGACAACAACACCAGCACAACCGCCACTATTTACATTGATAGATAAGCCTTCAATGGATAAGATCAACAAACTGCATCCATTTGTACGCAATGAGGTGAAAGTAATTGTACAAGAGTGCAATACCTTATTAACAGGCAGAGCAAAGGTAAGAATAGCACAAGGGTTTAGAACTTTCGCAGAGCAAGATGCTTTGTTTGCGCAAAGACCAAAAGTAACCAATGCTAAAGGTGGGCAATCAATACATAATTATGGTTTTGCAGTAGATATAGTTTTGATAATTGATGGTAAAGAAGCAAGTTGGGATGTAAATAAAGATTGGGATGGTGATAAGAAAAGCGATTGGATGGAGTGTGTTAGTGTATTTAAAAAACATGGATGGAATTGGGGCGGAGATTGGAAAAGTTTTAAGGACATGCCACATTTTGACAAGTCAGGTTTTAGTGATTGGAAAGCATTGAGTAAGTATAGACGCGATGCCAATGGGTATGTAATATTTTAGGTTAGTATTTTTCATAGTTTATAAGACAAGAGAGCGCGCCAATTGGTGTGCTTTTTTGTTGTATAGTCAAAATTTATAGGCTATAAATAAAATATATTTGCTTTATCTAAATATATAATAGTATATTTGCATATCAATAAAAAGAAAAGAAAAAATCATGACAACAAAATTTCACAAAACATTCGGACAAGTAGAAGTAATATCACAAGATTTAAATACAACTACTATATTAGTTTTAAAAACAAATGAAGTAAAAAAATTGATAAACCAATTTGCTAACTTATCAGATAGTCCATTTGTTGAATTAAAAGTAAAAAAAGTTAGCCAAGCTAAAATAAAGTTAACTAAAGAAGAAGAAGAAAGAGTTGCTATTAGCGTAAATAATACAGTTAGAAAAGCAATTGAAGATGGTAAATTGAGAAAAAATAATTTGGAACAATGGATAGAAAATGCTAAATATAGACAAGCAGGTTCAAACCTTAGATAATAATTTATAAAACCTTAAAAACAAAAAAATCATGACACAAAAAGAATTACAAACACAAATCAAATGCAATTCACAAGTAACAAGTTTATGGGTTGCGAAACCAAATCAACACATCTGCAATGCTCTTTCATTAGGCAGAGTATTCCCAACCACTAAAGCACAGGCAATGCGAGTGTACAGTAGGGGTTCATTCGATGTATTATACTTACTTGATGTAGATACACTAATCGAACCATTTTTAAATAAACATGGATTTGCTGGTGATTACAACTTAACAAAGTCAAATAGATTTTGCAGATTAAATAATTTTGCAGATTTCAAAAAAGCATTAAAATTAGAATATAACTTTTAATTATATCCTATAAATTAAATAAATACTAATTAATAAATATATATTAATATATTTGTAAAAATTAAAAAAAATGAGTAAAAAATTAGGCAGACCAACCAAGTATAAAAAGCCACTAATAGTTGTAACATTGCAAGTACCAGAAGGCGAGAAAGAACAAATACAACTAGCAGCAAAAAAACTAAGAGAAAAAAACTTAAAAAATTAAAAACAAAAAAAATCATGACACAAAAACAAAACATTTTAAAAGACATGCTATGGAACAATTGGAGCAAAATGATTTCAATTGAAGTAGCTAACGAATTATTAGACAAATATCCAACAGATGATTATTGGAAGCAGAACAGAAAGCAAAAGGTTTCTGAACTTGCAGATAGTATGCAAGAGTTAGCAGACTTTATTCAAAACCTTGATGCCGAAGTAGAAGATACTACCAATGCAGAATTAGATGCCTACATGCAATCATTGCCTACCTACACGCAAAGTAAAGAGGGATTTATTCACGATGCTAAATTATTTTTTGAAGCTGAAAATAGATAATAAAAATAGGCGCAGCAATTACGCTGCGCCTACAAACAAAAAGTGCAATCATGACATTGCACTGCAAAAGTACAACTAAAAAACAATTAAACAAATGCTAAGTATAACATCTGCAACCGACCACATAAAAAGCTGGGTTAAGAGTTGCGAAACAAACCAACAATTAGAAACTTGTAAGAATGTGCTAGGTTCATTCATTACGCAAAAGCTATACAACATCAGCGAATTCCAATGCACCGCTATCAAGTGCGAGATTAACGATTTAATAAGCATACAAGCCGTATTGATTGCCAGTAAAACAACTAAAAAATCGACAAAGCAAAGACCACCATCAGACGATGAACAACCATTTTTCACACAAATATTTTATTAAACATGAGCATTTATAAAAAATTACTAGAGATCCAAAAAAAAGTAAATGGATTTAAGAAAAACGCAAAGTCATTCGGCTACGAATATGTAAGCGGAACAAAAGTATTAGAACATATCAAGCCGTTAATGAATGAATACGGCTTGCTTTTAAAGCAAGAGATTACCAGCATAGAGAACACTAGGCAAGACTATTTATCTGCCAAAGGTGCGCAAAAGAACGAGATACTAAGCAAGGTGATGATGCGGTTCACTTGGATAGACTGCGAAACTGGCGAGAGTGATGTGAATGAGTTTGGGGCGAATGGGCAGAACGATTGGGAGAAGGGATTAGGTTCAGCACTTACTTATGCTGAAAGATATTTTTTATTAAAGTTTTTTCACATTGCAACAGATGAAGATGATATTGATAATGCCGACCGCAAGACAAGTGCAGGAGTGCCACTAGAAACTGCAATTAGAGAAGCTAAAACACTTGCAGAATTGACAAATATCTACACCAAGTACAAGCCAACAGATAAGAACCTATTGGATTTAATGAGTGCGAAAAAAACTGAATTAACTTTAAATAAATAATAAATATGCAAAAATCAGAAGTAAAAACAACAGACAACAACATGATTGCAGGCGTACGATTATTCGCCAAGCATCCAAACGCACCAGAATTTGTAATTGCAGACATGGTACTTACACTAGATGACCTTTACACATGGGCAAAAACCAATCCTGAAACTTTAACCGAGTATCAAGGCAAAAAGCAAGTTAAGTTACAGATCCTTCGCAGTAAGGATGGCGCACCGTATGCTAAGTTAAACACCTACAACGGTAGCAAGCCAGCAGAAGTTAAAAAAGAAAGCACAGAAGATTTACCATTCTAAGCAATAACCAACTATTCAGCGGATTAGCCGTAGCATCGAAGCAACTGAATAGCTAATTAAAAAAGTAAAACATGACAGCAAAAGAAAAAGCAAAAGAGTTATTTGATAAATACTTTTCTGAAATTAGAATGCCATCAGATTGCGAAGGATGTATGCAATGTATTGATAAGTGTGGGAATATGGTGGCTATTGCAAAGAAATATTCATTAATAGCAGTAGATGAGATTTTAAAAGCATTAGAAAATGAATTATTAGACTTATATGATACAGCAAGGGATTGCCCAATAAATAAAAAGCATAATAAATTTTTTAATGAAGTAAAAACCGAAATAGAAAAACTATGAGAAAATCAATAAAAGAAAGCCAAGAAAAAAAGCGCAAATTACGACTTTACAAAACTAAGGTAGTGGATTATCCAATTGAATATATTAAACATCCACTAGCTGAAATTGATTATAGATATAAAAGCGCATTAATTGAGAGGAGAAAAGAAAGTGTAAAGTGTAAAGTGTAAAGTGGTTTACACTTAAAAAAATAGGTGCAATAAAAAAAACGCAAAAAAAAAGTGTAAAGTAGTGTAAAGTTTACACTTTATTATAAAAAAGTATTGATTATCAATGAAATACACATATAAGTAGTGTAAAGTAGTGTAAAGTAACTTTACACTTAGTTTACACTTAGTTTACACTTTTAATAAATATTTGGTTATTTCAATATAATTATTACCTTTGCACAAGCTCTTTATAAAATATAACATTGATGTGATGGTCAATAAATTAAAAATTAATTAACAGCCTTGTTGGCGTTACTATCTTACAATACTTGTATTGTAAACCATCACTAGTAACACCAACAAGGTTTTTTTATTACATGAAGAACAAAAAGAAATCTATTTTTAAAAAAATTTACCTTAGTGGTAATTGTACTAATGTAGCATTGTTAGCAAATGCAATTGAAGTTAGTAATGTAACTATTTACAGATGGCTAAAAGAAATTAAAGTAAAATGATAAGTAAAGAATATTTAAAGAAATTGGTTAGTGTAGGCTACTCAATTATTCCAGTAGATGATAATAAAAGACCTATTGGCGAATGGAAACAATACCAAACTACTGCAAGGGCAATTACAGATATTGATAGCCTGCAATCGCCTAAATATGGCTTACTAACTGGGTACAATGGGCTAGAGGTAATTGATGTGGATTTAAAAGTGTTTGACACCTTGCAGGAGCAAACTAACTTTTGGAATGAATATCTGTCATTTTTAAAGGATAATATTGATGACTTTGATAATAAGTTTGTTATCTATAAAACTATCAATAAAGGCTATCATATACTTTACAGATGCAGTAATGTAAAGAAGAATAGCAAGATAGCAAAGTTAAAAGGTCATGCAGGTGCTGTAATTGAAAGTAGGGGATTAGGTGGTATGGTGGTGCTGTATGAGAATAAGATTAGTAAGTTAGCCTATTCAGAAATACAGACCATAACAGATATGGATGCGGAGTGCATCTGGTCAATTAGTAAATCTTACAACTATGTTGAAAATATAGAAGTAGAAAAGCACCAAGTTAAAGAGTATCAAGACAGTGCTATCACTCCATGGGCGGATTATAATGCTAAGGTAAGTATTTTTGATATAGTGCAAGATGAGTTTAAGATAGTTAGGAATTTGTCAAATAGATACGAGATACTTAGAAATGGCGCAAAATCTGCAACGAGTGGGAGCATATTTAAAAATAGCGGATGTATGTACTTGTTTAGCACTGGCACTAATTACCCAGCAGAAAAGTTAATCACTCCATTCATAGCCTACTCAATTAAATACCACAATGGTAATTATAAAAATGCAGCAGGGCAATTATATAAAGATGGTTATGGCAGTAGGTCAATTCCAAAGATTAAAGAAGCCGAGCCTAAAGAAAAGATAATTATAAATGAGAACGATTTAAACTTTCCATTGGATATTTTTCCAAAAGAAATCCAAGATTTTATAAACGAAAGCGAAGTTACACTAGGATTAGTGCCTGATTACATGGGATGCAGTTTATTATGGCTTATTAGCCTATCAATTGGGCAAAGTTTGCACATTAAGATTAAGAATGGATATACACAGCCAGCAGTAATATGGATAAGTTTAGTAGGTAAAGCAGGTATAGGAAAGACTCCATCAATTAACCACATTATCAATCCACTAAAAAAGTTAAACAATCAAGAAATAAAAAACTACATTGAAAAGAATAAGCAGCACAAAGAATACGAGAGTTTAACCAAAGCTGAAAAGAATAATAGCTTAGAAATACCTAAGCCAAGTAAGACGCAATTTATTGTAGATGATATTACACTTGAGGCATTAGTTGGATTACATGAAGATAATAAGCATTCTATTGGCGTATTTAAAGATGAATTAGCAGGTTGGTACATGGATATGAACAAGTATAGGGAAGGTTCAGACTTGCAATTTTGGTTAAGTAGTTGGGGCGGTGAAAGCTACACATTGAACCGCAAGATGGCTGAAAGTAGTTTTTTGGATAAGACATTTATACCAATACTTGGGGGAATACAGCCTGCTGTATTAAATACACTTTACACAGATGAAAAAAAGGATAATGGGTTTATAGATAGAATGCTTTTGTGCTATCCTGATTTGCATGTGCCAAAGTATAACCGTAACGAAATTAGCGAAGATAAATTAAAGTGGTTCAGTGATATTATTTGCGGTTTATATTCTGAGTTTAAGAATAAGATAATAGAGTACTTTAATGATGGAAATGTTAAGCCTAAACTGGCTACAATGGATGCATCTGCATTTGATGAATATGTAAGAATATACGATAGCTATGTTGATATTCAGAATGGTGATAACGAGAATGAGTATATGAAATCAATGTACCCAAAGCAAAAAAATTACCTACCTAGATTTGCTTTATTAATACATGTATTTAACTCAATGTTCAACGATGATAATTTGGAAGTAATAACTAAAGATAGCATGATTAAGGCAGAAAAACTTAGTAAGTATTTTATTGCACATGCAAAGAAAATAAAGATAAATAGCAGTAGCTTAAGTGAAATGAAAACCACTATCAATTCAGCAAAAAATAAAAGCACCAAAGAAAAGTTACATGCGCTATATTTGACTAATGAAGTTGAAAATAAGAGCGAAGTAGCGGAGATGCTTGGAGTATCTAGGGTAACTATTAATAAATGGCTAAAAGAATTTGAAAATGAGTAACTGCAATAATCATAATATGGTATTCGTAAGGCGGATAAAATCGGATGGTAATATATTAGTAAATAAACAATGTATGGAGTGTGGTGAGCATGATGCAAGAGCCTATAAAAAAGAATTATTGCCAGCTGATGCACCATTATTTGATGAACAAAAAAAATTTAATTTTTTAATTGAAGAACAACAAAATAGAATTGAACAAAGAGAATTTGAAAGGATTACATGGCTAAATGAAAAATATAAACCTTACTTGCAATCTTTTAAATGGATAAAAAAGCGTGATTTAGTTTTGAAAAGGGATAATTATATTTGTCAAGCATGCCTAATAAATAAAGCTAATCAAGTGCATCATTTAACTTATAAAAATGTGTTTGATGAACCATTATTTGAATTGATTTCAATTTGTAAACTATGCCATGATAAAATCCACAATAAAAATGAATATTAGACCAAATCAATTAAAAGCTAGTAGTGATGCGGCTGCAATAATACTAAAATATAAAATAGCATATTTAGCAGGAGAGGTGCGATCTGGCAAGACCATTAGCGCATTAAATGTAGCTAAGTTATTAGATTATAAGAATGTGCTATTTATAACCAAAAAGAAAGCTATTGCTAGCATCCAAAAGGACTATGAAGCTATGCAGTACACTTATAATCTGTATGTGATTAACTATGAAAGTATGCACCTATTAGAAGGCATGTACTTTGATTTTATAATACTAGATGAGGCGCATGGATTGGGTAGCTTCCCAAAGCCAAATAATAAAGTAAAGCACATAAAAAAACACTTTGCACATCTGCCAATGTTATTAATGAGTGGCACACCAACACCTGAAAGTTACAGTCAACTATTCCATCAATTTTATTGCAGTAATGCTAGTCCATTTGCACAATTAAAAAACTTTTACGGCTGGTCAAAGCAATATGTAATTATTACACAAAAAGATTATGGATTTGGCAAAGTAGCGGATTATAGCAAGGCAAATAAGGAAATGATTGATAGCGTAACCAAACACTTATTTGTCTATACTACTCAGCAAGATGCAGGCTTTAAGTGTGTAGTAAATGAGCATGTGCATTATGTGGAAATGCAATCTTCAACCTATGCAGTAATAAAAAAATTAAAAGCGGATAAGGTAATTGAAAGTAATAGTGGTGTAATATTAGCAGATACAGCCGTTAAAGAGATGATGAAGGTACATCAGTTGTGTAGTGGCACTATAAAATTTGAAGATGGAAATAGTAAAGTATTTGATTATTCAAAGGCGGAATACATCAAAAAAACATTTGCTGGTAAGATAGCTATATTTTATAAGTTTAAAGCAGAATTTGAGGCGTTAAAATCGGTTTATGAAGGTAGCATAACCGATAACCTAGACGAATTTTATAATACTGATAAATCAATAGCTTTGCAAATAGTAAGTGGTAGGGAAGGAGTAAATCTAAGTGCTGCAAATTGTTTAGTATTTTACAATATAGATTTTAGTGCGGTGAGTTATTTTCAGGCTAGGGATAGAATGAGTATTGCCAGCAGAATTGAGAATAATGTGCATTGGATTTTTGCTAAAGATGGTATTGAAAATAAGATTTACAACGTGGTAAAAAACAAAAAGAACTTTACAGCAAAATACTATGACCGAACAACAGATACAAAGTAAAATAATTAAACTAATGGAGTCCAAAGGTTACTATGTAATAAAATTATCCAAGACATCAAAAAATGGTTTGCCAGATTTGCTTTGCCTAAAAAAAGATGAACCACCTTTTTTTATTGAAGTAAAAACTGATAAGGGAGTAGTAAGCGCATTGCAGTTATTTAGGCAAAAAGAATTGAAAGAATTGGGGTTTAAAAGTATAATTATAAACAATACTAATAACCTATAAATAAAATAAATAATATAATATGAATATATATTTATATATTTGCTTTATAAAACAAAACAAAAAAAGAAATCATGACAACAATCGTAGCACAAACCACATCAAATTCAATGTTTATTAATGGTGTTTATCACAATGGTAAAAATTTTGTAAATAAATATAATGATATACTTGAAAATACTTGGGTAGTAAATTGCTTTTGGACAAATCAAAACAGTAAATATGGTTATATTATTGCAGATGTAAGAACTAATAAATTTTGCGCAGATTATAATATAGAAAATAAAAAATGGTAATTAAATAAGGGGTGCGACTTATCAACGCACATATTTAAAAACAAATAAAACTATGGAAACACTAATCAAACACAAAGATGCTGTAATAATAGTATGCGCATTGCTATTATTAGCAGCGTGCAGTAAAACCTATCAAATATATTTTTAACATGACACAGATAACAATTACAACCGATTGCCAAGATGAGGCTAAGGTATTATTACATGCAATAGAGAAGTCAATAGCAGTATCGGAACTTAGGCAAAAACTAAGATTTGGGTTAAAAGAAATTGACTTCGGAGAAAACCATAACTACATTGAGCAGTTATATTCTTTGATTTGCGAGATAGACGCAATAGGAGAATAAAAAAAATAGTCAGGTGGCGGAATTGGTAGACGCTAAAATAATGGGTGGACAGCGTGCCATTGGGGTAGAACCAAGAAAGTTACGCATACAGGTTCGAATCCTTGTCCTGACTACTAATAAAAAACAAACTAAAACAATATAAACTAAAATATGATAACATATAATGAATTTCAAAAAGCATTAAAGATTGTGAATGAATATAAAACACAACTAGAAACGCATTTAAAAGAAGTAACAAAAGAGGTAAATAGCATTGGAAAATGTGCAAATGTAAATGAAGAAATGAATTTTCGTGATGCCGATTGCTCGGTAAGATTGAAAAATATCATAATATTTAACCGTGATAAGTTTGGAATAGATCCTAATTGTGAAATGAAAATTAGTGAACTATCCAAAATATCAATAAGCAAATATTTAAAATGCAGAAATGCAGGAAAAAGTACATTGAATGAATTAAAAGAATTGTGTTTTTATGCAGGAATATCTTTACAACCATAAACATAAATTAAATGAGAAAGCACAAAATAAAATTATCAATAAAATCTGATAAGGATCTTGAGAAAATTACAAGTTGTAATATTTGCCTTAATAAAGTGCCTTATGGTAAACTATATTTTTATGTAGACGAAAGCAATATTGCAATAACAAACAATTCAAAAGGTATTTGTAAACAATGCTATGAAACAAACTTGACAAAATAATTAAAAAAGTAAAAATATAACTTGACAAAATATGATAACGTTTTGGGGCTTTGCTGTCGGGCGGGACTTTTGAAAACGAATTTGTCAACTTAGTAAAAATTAAAATATGGAAACGAAAACATCATTAAACCACGAAAACCCGCCTGCGGCAAAACCGCTGTTGGGCGAAGTTAAATTAATTCTTTTGTATGATTACAATGTAGTTGCAAAGGAAGTTATTACAATAAAGCTATTCGCTTATTTGCGTGGCTTTTTTTGGAAGTACAATATACTTTTTCATTTAAAACGAGATTTTATTGTTGTGGACGCTTAATTGCGCCCAACTCACTTATATACGCAATAAAACAAACTTAACTAACTATGTATCAATTTATAAAAATAACCATTGATGACCGTATCTATTTTTTTAGTAAACCGCATCATCTATTCCATGAAGGGAAACTTTATAAAGCATTCGTACATGGTAGCCAATTAGCTTGGAAAGTAAAATTTAAATTAATCACTTATAAAAAACTAAAATATGCTTACAACAGAAAAAATAACCGATGAAGCCCTTGCTTTTGCAAAACCGATGTTAGCACCAGTACGGGTTCTTAATCTCTATGCTTGTTTAGGAGGTAATCGCTTATTATGGGAAAATTGTGAAGTAACTGCCGTTGAATTGGATGAGGAACTTGCAAAACTATATCAAGAAAGATTTCCAAATGATAAAGTAATAGTTGCAGATGCACACCAATATTTACTTGACCATTACAAAGAGTTTGATTTTATCTGGAGTTCACCACCTTGCCCAACACATAGTAAAAGCAGATTTGCAAGGCACGAAACTACAACACCTGAATATCCTGATATGAAATTGTATCAAGAAATTATTTTTTTAGATAACTATTTTAAAGGCAAATATTGTGTTGAAAATGTAGTGCCATTTTACGAGCCATTAGTTGCAGGTAAAAAAAGAGGTAGGCATTTGTATTGGACAAACTTTAATATACCGAGTGATTTAAACGAAAGAAAATCATCAATAATGGAAGGTAAAGATGAAGTAAAAAGGTGGTGCGAATTTCACGACTATAATTTTTACCAATACAAAGGCAAACAGCGAATTGATAAGATAGCAAGAAATCTTGTTGATTACAAAGCTGGAGAAACAATATTCAACGTAGCAATGGGAATATTAAACAAACATAAAACAAGCCAACAATGTCTATTTGGAAACGAATGGTAGTATTGGTGCGAACTTACTTATATACGCAATAAAAAAAAAATTTATGATAACAATAGAAAAAATAACCGAGATAGTTGCAAAGACATCCAACACGCCAATTGACCAAATATTGGGCAAATCAAGGAAGCGCGAATTTGTGCAACCGAGATTTGTGGCTATGAAGCTAGCTAAAGAATTTACAAAAGATAGCTTAGTTAAGATTGGAAATTACTTTGGTGGTAGAGATCACACCACTACCATCCATGCAATACAGACTATCAATGATTATATTGATATTAGAGCAAACCAACCTATGGAAAGCGCATTATATTTTAGTGCAAAAGAGAACTTGCATAAGTATTTACTAGCTACCAATGGAATTTCTCAAAGTATTTTATTAACACCACATCAAGTACCTGTATGTTAAGAGAGATTGATATACCAGAGGCGCACTTTGATGAAGCCAATGCGAGTAGTATTTTGCAATTGATATACATCCAATCATTAGCACTAAAACAAAGTTTGGAGTTATTGGATAATAAAGAGGTTACGATATATGGAAAGCCACTAAAGCAAAAGGAATTGAAAGTAAAGTTAGCGCAACTAAATCCAATACTAGAAGCCTTTTATCTGAAGTTTAACCAGTACGGACAAAGTGATGCGTCAGTAAACTTGATAGATGCGGTGAATAATTGCCAAGAGTTATTTAAGGCAATGGTAGTAGTTGGGATTGATAGCCTTAGTACTATTGGAGCATGTATAAGCCTAAAGCATTTTAAAGAGCCACTATGGAACACCTTAACAACTAACATTTTTAAATCAAATCTAATAAGTAAAGAAATATGAAAACAGCAACAGATTGGCTATTTGAGCAACTTTGGGAAAATCCAAAAGATAAGTTAAATTGGTATGCTATATTGTACCAAGCCAAAGAAATGGAGAAAGAGCAGATGATAAAATTTACAAATGATTATTTAGATGATGATGCAGATTTAACAGCAGAACAATACTACAACGAAACATTTGGTAAATAACTTAATAATTTATATATATCTTTGCACAATGGTAAGACATCTATACACCGATGCTAATTATGAATATACATTGGAAGTTATTTTTACTGATGATGTAAAAAAAGCATTAAAGGCATTGTATAAGAAGTGGAAGATGGATGATCAGGCATTAGACGCTGAAGGATTTACGGTATGTTGTAAAAATGACATTACTAAATATGCTCTTATTTTTGACTTTGATAAACTTACCAATAATTTAATTAGCCACGAGGTGCTGCATGTATCTACTTTTATACTAGATGATAGGACAATTGACTTAGCAGGTGGTAATGATGACTACGAAAATTTGGCTTGGCTAAATGGACATTTGAACGATTTGGTAAGGCAAATAATAAAAAAGGAAGGCATCAGATTGCATCCTACTTTAATTCAATCTAAAACGAAAAAACTTGGGTAAATGGACTGCATATAACAGCGAGATAATTGCACTTTTACAAGGCAATGAAGGAATGAGTAATCACCTTTGCGCACAAACCATTCTAAAAACAACCAACACTAAAGATGATAGTGTAGATGTAAATAGCCTAACCCAGCATATACGAAGAAATAGGGCGGAATTACTAGATAGAAATGAAGGCATTTATAATGCAACAGAGGAATTGGATGTGCCGAATAGTAAGGTAAAGCACCTTTGGTTAAAAAATAAAACAGCATCTTTATTTGTAAAAAATCCTGATTATAAAAAGGATGAAGATGTAAAAGAAATTGACTTTTTAAGTATATTTAAAGATAAAATACAACCTGTAAAAGTTAATCAATTAGATAACTTTAATGCTACTGCTCTATTTGATAGGTTGGTTATTACCGATATTCACATAGGAATGGATGTTAATAAAGATGGTTATGCTTTATATGGTGGTGAGTGGAACGAAAAAATAATATTTGAACGCTTAGAAGCTACAATTAAGCACACTATTGAGAATAAAAAAGCAGATACTTTAATTATCCATGATTTAGGGGATTATTTGGATGGATGGGATGGATATACCACAAGAGGTGGCCATAAGTTACCACAAAACATGGATAACCAACAGATGTTTGATATTGGGGTTAAATTTAAAGTTATTTTAGTGGATAGCCTTATTAATCACTTTAAAAAAATACAATTTATAAATATCTGCAACGATAACCATGCAGGTAGCTTTGCTTACATAGTTAATTCAGCCTTTAAGTCCTATATTGAATTGAAATATCAAGATGGTATTGAAGTAGTTAATCAAAGGCGGTTTATAGACCATTACATAACAGAAAATAGATGTTTTATACTAACACATGGCAAAGATGATAAGCACCTTAAACATGGCTTTAAACCGATTATAGATACAAAGCAGATTGAAAAGATAAAAAACTATATAGATGAATATAAATTGCATCAATATAAAATAGAATTTAGTAAAGGGGATAGCCATCAATTAATTTTAGATTTTACCAGTTCAACAAGTTTTGAATATCAAAATTTTGGCGCATTTAGTCCGCCTTCGGATTGGGTAAAAACAAACTTTAAAAATAGTATTAGCTGTTTTACTCATTTTAACTATTACGAAAATCAAAAATCAATAAATAATTACATTTTTTAATATTAATATTATAATTTTGCATTATGGCACGACCTAAAGGAACGAAGTACATTGAAACACCTGAAGATATGCTTATATTATTTGAAAGGTATAAGGCTTATGCTATTATGCAGTGTGAGCAGTGGAAACAATTTCAGTATGTAGGTAAGGATGGGATGAGAGTAGAAGATAAGTTAAAAGTACCTTTGACAATGGAAGGTTTTAGAATATTTGGGTATAATAATGGGGTAACTATTAAGCATTATTTTGATAATACAGATAATAGATATACAGATTATAGTACCATCTGTTCGCGTATTAAGGACGAAATACGAGAAAATCAAATAATAGGGGGGATGTTAGGAATGTACAATCCATCTATTACACAGCGTTTAAATGGATTAACCGAAAAGGTAGAGCAAAAAACAGAGGGCGAAGTGAAACACGATGTAATTGTAACTTTAAACTTATGATAAACAAAATACTTTTACTACTCGAAAATTCAGCATCATTCAATAAGTACATTGATAGCGTGCATCCTTCGGATTTACAGCAAGACCTTAAAAGTGAAGTATATTTAATTTTATCAGAAAAGAAACCTGCAGTATTAGAGCAATTAGTTAAGGATAATAAGGTAGAGCAGTTTGCAGTGGCTATTGCCAAAACGCAAATACAAAGCACCAATAGTGCATTTTACATCAAGTATAGGAAGCCATTGCCAGTGCAAAAGCAATTGGATAGCTATCAAGAAATGGACATAGCAACTTTAAGGGCAGTAGATGATGAATTGGTGAGTGCATTGGTGAATGTTGGATGCAATGTAAAAAAACTAAGCAATCAAACTAAAATACCCTACAAAGCTCTATTAGATATGACTAAAGAAATTGCAGAAAAAAACAGAATAAATAAGCAAGGTATTGCAACATCCATAACTATCAAAGTGGAGTTGAAAGTAGCAGACCAAAACCGAAGTATAACATCCATTAAATCCGATGTGAATAAAATATTGAATAACCAACTCAAAGGGGTTAAGGTAAAAGATGTACTTTTGTCACACTTTAGTTAATGATTATCATGATAAGCGAAATAGATGATGATGAATTATACCTACACCTAAGTATAATTAACGATAAGACATTATTAGACCTATATAAGAGTTTAATTAAGAATGAGCAGTATGAGTATTGCCAATCTGTACTAGATGAAATAAATAAAAGAAAATTATGATAGAGCATTTAATAACAACAATACTACTAACAGCAGGAATACTTATCTATTGGTTTGATGTGGCAAAACTGCATTTAACATTTTGGGTTAAGCCATTTAATTGCCAATCATGCCTGGCCTTTTGGGTAGGTATAATTAGCTATGGTTTACCTATCGAATACCAATTGCCATTGATTGGTGCAACTTATAGCATATTTCTATATATATTTCTAAAAGAGATATATAATGGCAATACAATTAAACGCAAATGAGATAGTTTTTCTTTACGAGAAAATGGTAGATAACATAACTTATGTAAAGGTTCGTGAAGTGCAAGCACCCACAAAAGCAGATAAAGAAATGTACAGCAACATCTATACATCACACATAGCAAGCCATAAGCAAATAGATTGGAATTGTGCAAGTTGTGTAGTGGATGCAGTAGGACAAATATACAGAGAAACAGCACCATTTGCAGATAAATTAAAGGAGGCTAAAGCTGAATTGAAAGCTGCAACAACGAGTGCAAAAAAAGCAAAGTAATTGCCAATCAATATAGTTTATAACAGGCCGCATCTATACGACTACCAAACAAGTATAATTGATAGCCCTGCAAGATATACGGTTACTTCAGCAAGTACCAAAGTAGGTAAGACTGCAAGCCATGTAGTGTGGTTGCATGAACAAGCCTTGCAAGGTAAGTTAGGCTATAATTATTGGTGGGTAGCACCAGTGTATAAACAAGCAGACATAGCCTTTACAAGATTAAAAAACCAACTAAGTGCAAAGGAGTTATACAAGTTTAATAATTCAAATCTTACCATCACTACTCCTGTAGGTAGCGTTATACATTTTAAAAGTGGTGAGAAGCCTGATAACCTATATGGCGAGGATGTGTATGGTGCAGTTATGGATGAGTTTACAAGGATGCGAGAGGCGGCGTGGTATGCCATGCGTAGTACCTTAACCAAAACAAAAGGCAAGTGTAAATTCATTGGAAATGCTAGGGGCAAGGGATGGGGTTACAAGTTAGGAGAACGTGCAAAGAATGATGATAGTGGGATATGGGAGTTCTTTAAAATAACAGCCTATGATGCAGTTGATGCTGGACTACTAGACATTGCAGAGATAGAAGATGCAAAGCGTACTTTACCTAAAGAAGTATTTGATGAATTATACCTAGCAATACCAAGCGATAATGGTACTAATCCATTTGGAGTTCCTGCAATCCGCAATTGCATTAAGCCAATCAGTAATAAGCCTGCAAGTTGCTACGGTATAGACCTTGCAAAGTCATTTGATTATACGGTAATAGTAGGACTAGATGATGATAGTAATGTTTGCTACTTCGATAGGTTTCAAGCGGATTGGAGTGTAACTAAAAATAAGATTATGCAACTACCTAAAGGCATTGAGAAGAATATTGATGCTACAGGTGTAGGTGATCCGATAGTAGAGGAACTGCAGAGATTAGGTAGTAATGTTTATGGGTTCAAATATAGCAGCCAAAGTAAGCAACAGTTAATGATAGGATTGCAGAATGCTATACAGCTTGGCGAAGTATCAATATTAGAAGGAGTGATGCAAGATGAGATGGAAAGTTTTGAATTTGAATATACACGAACAGGGGTAAAGTATAATGCACCAGATGGGATGCACGATGATACAGTGAATGCTTTAGCACTAGCAAGGAACATTTGGAAAAAACGAGGAACAGGAATATATAATATAGTATAAATTATGAATTGGGAAAATATAACCGTTGAGCAATTTCAACAACTGAATGAAATTGATAAGGATTTCGAGGCATTAGACAAAGCCTATCACACCGTATCTATTTGTAAAAGAATAGATATTGAAGAATTGGATGCAATGCCAATAGCAGAGTTTAATAGGATTTCAAATGATTGCCTATTTGTCGTTAAGCAACCTATGCAAGATGTAACGATTAAGCGTTTTGGTAGGTTTAAATTCATTCATGATATACGAAAGATTAAGAGTGCAGTAGCAAGGTATATCGAGGTGAAACACTTTGCACAGGATTACATACCAAATATGCACTTGATACTTGCATCAATGGTGCAACCACAGCGAAAGAATTGGTTAGGGATGTGGGTAGATGTGCCATACGATAGTAAAGAGTATGAAACCTATGCAAGTGAATTGCAACAGATACCAATAACGGTGGCTATGGGTTGGATTGGTTTTTTTTTGCGAGTATACGAGCAGTGGAAAGTGGTTTCCCAACAATCTTCCCAAAAGAAGATGGAGAGTCAAAAGATGACACTGATTTGGAAGATGATGCTGAAGCACAGGATGCCAAAGAAAGAAGTGGAGAAAATAGTCAATCCTTTATGGGAAAATATGGTTGGCTCTACCAAATAGACTTAGTTGCTGAATTAGAACGAGTTAAGAGAGATGATGTTTTTAACATGGACTTAATACCATTCTTGGCAGATTTACTATATATAAAAGAGAAAGCAGAGTTTGTAAATGAAATCAATCGCCAAGTCGCAAGCAGATAATTTAAACTTCTTACCAAATGTAGGTAGTGATAAAGGAAGCTATACGCCTGCAGCAAAAAATTACTTAACAGATACGATAAATTCCTTTGTAACAGAAGCGCAAAATATCATCAATAGAAACGGTAGTGTAAGTAAAGGTAACTTATCAGATATAGTTAATACAATTACACAAGCAGGTAGTAAGATAGTTGTATCAATTGGTTATGATAAACGCAATCCTGCAAATAAATATTACGACTTTATAAACAAGGGAGTAAATGGAACATTAGTTAAGCATGGTAGTGAATATTCATTTAAGAATATTGGAGTATCAAAAGCATTCCTGAAAAGTTTAATGGGATGGAAAAAGTTTAATGTTAGGGCAAATAAAAATGAAGACCAGAGCAAGGGCAAAAGTGGATTGCAAAAGAAAAGGCAAAGTATAACAGATGCCAAAGAAAGTAGTGCATACGGATTAGGGGTGTATATCAAAAGGAATGGCATAAAGCCTATACATTTTTTTGATAAGCCTGCAGCAAAATACTTTGGTAAAACATTTGCAAGGCAATTAAGTAAGGAGTTGGGTAAAGACTTAAAAGTAAATATAAAAAATGATTTTTTAAATGGCAATAACAGTAATAAATAGTGGTAGCGAATTTAATTTAAATAAATTCAAAAGCGCATTAGTAAGGCAAAATATAATAGTTGATAGCACTAATAAAGCAGTAACGAATTTTAGATATGTTTTTAGAATAACAGTACAATCAAGTACATTAAATGCAGGTTTGCAAAGTGATTATATTGGCGAGTTTCAAGTAAGGCCACAAGGCGCAAATAATTATGGTTACTTTGACATTGCAGAAGTAGCAAAGAATTGTTTTAGGAGTACCGATTTTTTGAATGGCTTTAAAAATAGTGCAAATGATATTTGCGTTACTGATGACCATTCACCAATACTAGCATTCACAGCCGAGTTAAGAGAATTTGATGGGGTGAATGTTAGTGGCATATTAGGCTATGTTACAGGCTATCTTTATAATGGCTATCCACTAATAACAGACTACTTAGCTAATGGCTTGCAAGATACAATTGCAACCAATCAAGATACTTTTGCAATGACTAAGCTAAATGGTAGCTTCAAAAAGATGTATTGGAGTGCAACGAGTGCAACGATTATACCTACATGGGCAATCTATAATGCAGGTGGTACTGCGGTAAGTACGAACATAAGCGTAGAGCCTACAAATAGCGATGGCTTGGTAATTGGTGCAGCAACTACTACAGCATTTAAATATGTGGCTAATAGAGGCATAGCGTATATAGGTGGAAATGCTAATTATAGGTTTGCAAGATTTACAAGTGGTGGGGCAGGTAACTTAGGTAGCACCTACAAATTAACTCATTCCTATACTGGAAATCCTACGCAATCTATTTATGCAATTGATAGTTGCAAGCCTTTTATTGAGTTGTATTTTAAAAATAGACTAGGTGCATTTGAGCAATTTGTTTTTACACATTATCGCCAAACAAATGACATTGAAAAGGTAAAGTATAAGGCAATGGATAGTACAGCAAAGTTCATTGATACTATGGCTAGCTTTTCAATTAATGGCGGTGGATTTGTTGGATACAAGCAAACAAGCGAAAGTGATAAGCAATACAGCACCACTATCAATCCTAAATTTGACTTAGCAAAGACAATTATAGATTATAACGAATATAACGCCTTTGTAGAGTTGATGCAAAGCAATGAGGTGTATTTAGCAGTACCTATTTTAAATAATCCTGCATCTGAACCACTTATCTATACGCATAAATTTATTCCAATATCAGTTACCAACAATAGCATTGGTATTTGGAAGCCGAATATCGACAAAGCAACGGTAGCTAAATGCACCATATCATTACCTAACTTTAAAAGCCAAGCTAACTAATGATAGAGATAATAGCAGGGCAATATAAGTTTGATGTTACGAATGAGGTGGGTATTCCATTGACCTATCAGATAGATGATATTAAGGACATTGGCAGCCGTAATACTTCATTTAGTAAGACAATAACATTGCCTGGTACTTTGAATAATAACAAGCTATTTGGGATGTTTTTCAGTCCGCAAAAGTTTATTGATAAGAATTTAAGCCTAAGCCAACCTGATGCCAATGTAGGTACTTACTTTAACCCTAATATTAGCACAGACATACAACTATTTAAGGATGGTATGCAAATCTTTACAGGAACAATGAAGCTATTGCAAGTCAATAAAACCGAAGGGGTGTATGAGTATGAGGTGGCATTATTTGGCGAGTTAGGTGGCTTATATTTTGCCATGAAAAACTTTAATAATAAAAGATTAAGGTTAGAAGATTTGGAATGGAATCCAACTACATTAGACACTTATGATGATACTAGAATAACAACATGGGCGCAAATTGGAGTGATAGGAAACGAAGAGGTAGTATATCCTTACATCAATTATGCAAATCAAATAAGTCCTAATATATCGGTAAGAAATTACAGACCTGCATATCCATTATTCGGTGCATTCAAAAAGATGTTTGCAAAGTTAGGCTATACAATAACAGGCGGTTGGTTTAATACGGATGCTATGCAGAATAGCTTATTTATTCCTAACAATAATGAAAAGTTATTGATGTATAGTAATAATTATATTAATGCAACTGATGCAATTTCTACATTTAATAATATATCATTTAATAAATTATCAAATCTTGGTGGGTTATTAAGTTCTGATATAAGTTATAATAGTAGTAGTGGTGAATATACATATAGTGGTGCAAAAAATATTCAAATAAATATAGCAATTTCATTAGATTTTGATTTTACAACTACAGGTGGTTCATTTGTAAATGGTTATGGATTATTAACAGCAACATTAAATGGTAATAGTATAGGTTATACATTTTCAAATACAGTTACATTTCCAAATCCAAAACATATTTACGTTACATTAAGTATTAATAATATTGCATTACAAACTGGAGATAAACTTTTATTTGGGTTTCAGCCTACGTTTTTAAATAGTATTAGTACTATTAATTTAGTAAATCCAAGTTTACTAATTAGCGTACAATCTGCAGAATCTACTACTGTTGAACAACAATACAACCAACCTATCAATTACGATTTAAATTGTCCGCGTAATGTTTACATGGATGAACTTTTTACGTCATTCTGTAAGCTGTTTAACTTATACGTTACCGAAAGTAAGTATAACAAAAAGGAGTTGAATATTAGACCTTATATTGAATTTTATAATGGCAATAGTACTTTAAATTGGAGTGATAAGTTTGATAATGAAAATTACAAGGTGCTACCAATTAGCGAAATTACTCCAAACATCTATAATTTCAAATGGAAGCCAGATAAAGACTATTTAAATGATAAATACGATAAGCAGTACGGTCAGACAATGGCTGATTATATTGAAACAAGTGGATTTGAAAGTGCAAAAGGCGAAGAAAAGATAGAATTAATATTTAGTCCAAGCCATATTTACGGAATTGGTGGTGATGATAAGGTTACGACAGGCATATTTAAGCGTGATACAGGTGGTGATTTGCCATTAAATAGCAATATTAGGCTGGTATTTTTAAAGGCTTTAGCTTGTGATACTTATAAAATATTTGATGGTGCTACTGATTTGGGTTCATTATCTGAATATTGCTATGCAGGAATGACAGATGATCCTTACAATGGTGGGTTTTTAGTCAGTGGGGATAGATTGAATTTAGGTTTTGCAAGCCCTGCAGAGGTGTATTATGACCTGCCAAGTGGTAGCGGTGTATCTACTAGCTTTTATAGCATCTATTGGAGTCCTTACATTGGGGAGATGATAGACAGCAGTAATTTAATGCTGAATTGTAGATTGCATTTAGATACGGTGGATTTGTTCAGATTAAACTTTGCAAATTATATCAATATTCATGGCATTGACTATAAATTGAATGCTATAAAGGATATTGATGTAAATACAAATGAGATGGCAAATGTTGAACTAATTAAGGTGGTAGATTATATATATTAAAAGAAATGGCAGAAGAAATAATAGGGTTAAAAGTCGAATTAGATACCAGTGGTGCGAGTGCGCCAATGGCATCGTTGAAATCACAGATAAAAGAGGCTACCAATGAATTGGTAAACTTTACAGATAAGTTTGGTTCAACATCAAAGGAGGCTATCAATGCAGCAAAGCGAGTTGCAGAGTTAAAAGATAGATTGGGAGATGCAAGGCAAATGATAGATGCCTTTAATCCAGATGCAAAGTTTAACTCATTAACGCAAGCTATACAAGGTGCTGCAGGTGCATTCGAAGCGGTGCAGGGTGCAATGGGGTTATTTGGTGTGGAAAGTGCGAACACTGAAAAGGCATTGTTAAAGGTGCAAAGTGCAATGGCATTTTCGCAGGGATTGAGTACTTTTTTAGATGGTGGTATAGAAGGTTTTAGGAACTTATATCGTACAATTAGCGGGCCAGTAGTAGAGTCATTTAGTACATTAAAAGGTGCATTAATTAGTACAGGTATTGGTGCATTAGTTGTATTAATAGGTTTGGCAATTGCAAACTTTGATAAATTAAGCGTAGCAATTGGATTAACAACTGAAGCCGAACAAGCATTAAAAAGCATTAATGCAGATATAACTAAAGGAATGGAACAGGTTTACAAAAATGTAAACAGTGTAAACGATGCTATGGTTAAAGCAAGGGCAGGCACTATATCCAAAAAAGAAGCTTTAAAAATATACAACGAAACATTAGGAGATAGTATAGGGCATACTAACAATTTTAATCAAGCAGAAAAGCTTTTAAGAGATAAAACACCTGCATTTCTTGCAGCTATGCAAGCAAGGATTACTATGCAGGTAGCAATGGCAAAGATTGCAGAATTGCAGGCTAAAATAGCAACTAATAAAGGTGGAGATTTAGGATTTGTTGATAGTGCATTTACAAATCTTTTAAGTTTATTTGGTAAAACTAAAGACGCAGCAAATCTTACAACAAGTGCTATAAAAGACCAAAACACTGAATGGACAAAACAAATAGGGTTATATGAAAATTTAGTAAATGAACAGCAAAAAATTGTTGAGACTAAAGAAAAAGAGGCAGGTATAAATACAAATGCTACTACAAATGCAACACCAGAACAAAAGAAAAAAACTGCAGAAAAAAAACAAGGTAAAACAGATATTGAAATACTAAAAGAAAAATATGCAAGTGAATTATTAGCAGCGCAAGAATTCCATTTAAGTAATATTGAACTTGAAGAAACATATGAAAAAAAGAAACTTGCAATTACTGAAAAATATCTAAAAACTAAGTTAGCATCTAATGCACAAACGCATGTTGAATTATTAACTGCTCAAAAAGATATTTATGCTAAACTAAGAGAATTAGAAATAAATGAAATTAAAAAAGGGGAAGAAGATGCACCAGAAAAAAGTCCTAAAGTAATTGCAGCAAAAGAGGAAGCAAATTTATTATTAGATACAGAAGGAAATTATATAAAAGAAAAAGAAGCTATTGATTTTAGATTAATACTTGCTGCAGAAAGTGAAGCTAAAAGAAGAATAGCCAATATAGAATTAGCAAAGTTAGAAAAAGAGCAAAAAATACAAGCATTAGAGGCTACAGCTAATACACTTAATGGAGTTGCTGAATTATTAGGGAAACAAACTACTGCGGGTAAAGTTGCTGCAGTAGCAAGTGCAACTATTGAAACATTCCTATCAGCACAAAGAGCATATAGTGCTACAATTGGCATCCCTATTGTTGGGCCTACATTAGCACCTATTAATGCAGCATTGGCAATTGCTACAGGTGTAATGAATGTAAAGAAAATACTAGCAGTAAAAACACCAGACGGCGGCGGTGGTTCATCTAGTAGCATTAGTGGAAGTACAGCACCAAATGCACCAAGTGCAACGGTATTTAACACCACAACCAAACTAAACAAAGATAGCATTGATAAGATTAACGACAAAGCAGTAAAGGCTTATGTAGTTGAAACAGATATTAACAATGGACAAAAAAGGATTGAAAGAATTTTAATAAACACAAAATTTAAATAAGATGGAATTACCACTATACGAGTTGAAACTCGATGAACAAACAAATGAATTTGGCGTTGATATAATTAGCCTAGTAGATAGTCCAGCTATCGAAAAGAATTATGTAATGTTTGAAAGCCATAAAATAGAATGGACTGCAAACAATGAGAGGATGATAGTTAGCGGCCCTGCAATGATACCAGATAAGCTAATCTATCGGAACGATGCAAATGGAGAATATAACACCGTAATAAGTAAAGAAACGATTGAGGCGGTTGTACTTCGCTACATGGAACAAGGCAACCAATCCAATGTAAATCTAATGCATGGTTCAATGGCTAAAGATGTATTTGTATTTGAAAGCTTTATAAGTGATAGCCAAAGAGGTATAGCACCAATGGCAGGCTATGAAGATTTGCCAAATGGAACTTGGTTTGTTTCAATGAAAGTAAATAATACAGATGTATGGCAACAAGTAAAAGAAGGTAAGCTAAAAGGTTTTAGCATTGAAGGTTTTTTTGGGATGGAAAAGAAAGAAGTGAAGGCTGAAATGAGTGTAGATAGTGCATTTGAGCAGATAATTGACTTAATAAAGGAAATATAATAAGATTTTTATATATATAATAAAGCAAAAATAAAATGAGTGAAAATAAAGCAAATATTTTGCAACAAATAAAAAGCATTTTAACGAATGTTAAATTCGATGCGCAACCAATTAGCGAGGAAAGCGCACCAATTGAATTGATGAAAGTAACAGATGCAAGTGGTAACGAATATGAAGTTGAAGCATTAGAAATTGGTAAAATCATGACAATGGGCGGTGTGCCTGTTCCTGCAGGTGAGTACATAGTTGGCGAAGGTGCAACGGTTGTAACAGTAGGCGAAGGTGGTGCAATTACAGAAATTAGCGAGGCTGAAAGCGAAATGCCAGAAGAAGAAGTAGTTGAAGAAGTTGCGCATTTATCTATTGAGAAAGTAGAACACATGATTGCAGAGGCAGCTAAGCAATACCAAAAGCAAATAGATGATTTACAAAAAAGTATTAGCCAATCTTTCGCATCAACTAAGCAAGCTATTGAAGTATTGGCAGATATGCCAACAGCTGAACCAATCCACGTAGAACACAACAAAATAAATAAATCAGACAAACAAGCTCGCAGAGAATTATTAGGCGAAGCATTTACAAACTTTTTAAAAAAATAAATAAAAAAACAAATGGCAACAGTAGTATCAACTTTAACAAATTATGTACCTCAAAATGTAAATGAGGTAATATTAGCCGCAACATTCGGCACTAAATTTTTAACGGAAGCAGCTAGCAAAGCAACCGTACAAGCAGGCGTAAAGACAACAGCAAATGTGTTGTTATTAGATGGGCCTGTAACTTTACAAAGTGGCAATAACTGCACATGGGCAGCAAGTGGTTCAGCAACTATTACAGATAAGACTGTAACGGTAGCACCAATCAGCGTAATGGAAGAAATCTGTTACGATGATGTAAGAACTAAATACACTCAATTAGCTATGATGAAAGGTAGCAAAAACTTCGATGAAGTTGCATTTGCTCAATCAATTGTAGACATGAAAGTAAAGCGTATTGCAGAAGCTAACGAAAACTTAGTATTCAAAGGTGATACTGCAGGAAGTGGTAACTTAGTATTCTTAGATGGTTTATTAAAGCAAGTACAAACAGGCGGTGTAAATAGTAATGTAGCTTTATATACAACAGGCGGGCCTATCTTAACTGCAACTGGTATAACTACAGGAAATGTAATTGGAATCTTCAATGGTATTGAGAATGCAACACCAATTGAAATAGCAACTTCACCAGATAGAGTAGTATTATGTGGTGCAGATACAGCGCGTAAATTTGCACAAGCATTAACTACTGCAAATTTATTTAATTACACAGTTACACAAGATGGTGTAAGTGAGTTTATAGTACCTGGTACTTCAACTAGAGTAGTACCTGTAAATGGTATGAACGGATCTAATATGATTTTATCTTTTGCATGGCCTAACATGGTTATGGCAATAGATGGCGAAGGTGAGCATGAAGTAGTTGAATTGAAGTATGATGAGTATTCAATGAAAACTAGATTGTATTGCAAGTATAAGTTAGGTGTAACTTTTGCAAGAACATCAGAAGTAGCTTACTTCAAATTAGCTTAATTAATTTAGTAGGGAGTGGGTAAAATTATCCACTCCTTATTTTAATAACATTTAAAAAAAATAAAATAATAATATGCCTTGTAATTTAACAGCAGGATTTACTTTAGACGCATGTAAAGATTTACATGGCGGTGCGAAATCCTTAAGAATAACAGAACTTGCAAATGTTTCAAGTATAACAGAAACAGCAGGTGTAATTACAGCTATCACAATGGTAGCTACAAAGAAATTTTACAATTTCATTTTCAAAAAAGAGGTGATAAACTTCAAAGAAACTGAGAATGTAGATGAAGAAAACGACACTGCAGAATATGTGATAGAAGTAACTGCAAAGAAAAATGCACTAACTACAACAACTAGAAACACATTATTATTATTGGCTCAAAATACACTTTGTATTATTGCAGAAGATAATAATGGTAAGTATTGGTTACTAGGTGAGAAGTATGGTTTGACAAAATCAGGAAGCCGCGAAAGTGGTACTAAGTTTGCAGACTTCAATGGTTCAATGCTTACTTTTAAAGGTAAGGAGATAGCACCATTTAAAGAAGTAGATAGTTCAATCATCGCAGCATTAACTGCTTAATTTTAAAATAAAACAATTAAAAAAGGTATGCTGATAAGGTGTACCTTTTTTTATAACAATATGGAAGGATTTAATATAAAACTAGCAGAGGCCTTAAAGCCATACAATCCACTTTTTAGAGTAGGGAATAACGAAAGGCCAATATTAAATGTAGGTACTAATAATGTAAATTATAATGAGTACTTAATGTACCTATTCCAAAACTCACCGAAGCATGGCAGTTTGGTTAAGGGAAAGGCTAAGTATATTTATGGAAAGGGATATGCCTATAATCCTAAAGTAAGTGCAACTGATACACTAAATGATTTAGCTAAAAAGTGTATATTAAATTATGAGATTTTTAACGCATTCTATATTGAGGTAATAAGAAATAAAAAAGGCAAAGTAGTTAGCTTGCATCCAATCCCAAATAGGAACATAGCGCGTAATTACGATGGTACTAAGTATTGGTATATTATCAATCCACAATTGACAACTATTGGAAGTAGTAATCTAGTAGAGTTTGTAATTTATGGCGAACCAAATCCAGAAGGTTTAAGAGAATTATTTTTTTATGCAGAAAATGAAAATCCTGCAAATGTATATCCTACTCCTAATTATTTTCAAGGGTTAAATTACATAGCTGCGGATGTTGAAGTAAGTAAGCATACTTATACAAATAGCAAGCAAGGTTTCAAAGCAACTAAGCATGTAACATTAGTAAATGGCGAACCTACAGAGGAAATTAAATCACGAATAAAAAAGAAATTTAGTGATACTTATACCGGCGAAGGTGGCGAAAGTATAATATTAGATTTCGTTTCGGATATTAATAGAAAAACAGTTATTGATGATTTAGGTGTTAGCGATTTAGTAAAGGAAAACTATTCAGCTATTGATGAGTTGATAAGAAATAATATTTTTTCATGCCATGAAGTTACAAGTCCAGAATTATTTGGGATTAGTGTGCCTGGTAAGTTAGGTGGAACTAATAACCTAAAAGAAAGCTATCAGATTTTCAATAATACCTATGTGTATTACAGAAGGGATGCAGTGCATTATGAGTTGATGAAATTGGTTAAAGATTTGAATGACACATTAGATACTTCGGTAATGGGCATGATGCCAACCGATCCAATCGGTATCGTATTAGATAGCGCAACTATTGCAACTGTACTTACAATTGATGAGCAAAGAGAGTTATTAGGCTACGAACCAATGCCACAAGATACACCTAAGCCAATTACAGCACCTATTTCACAATCAAAGCATGATGATTTATTGGCTATTTTTAGCGAATTTGGGGCAAATAAAGCCGATTACAGCCACTTTGTAAGACACATAGCACTAAGTGTTACAAAAGCAGATATAAGCGATATTTACGGCATTATTGCCGTTAATCCAGATGCTACAATAGAAGACATAGCAAATAACATGGATTTGAGTGAAAATGATGTAAAAAGTGCATTAAATCAGCTTGAAAAACAAGGTAAAATTAGCATTGGGACTAGTGGAATTGAAGTAATTGAAGCACCAACAAGCGTAGATTATCGTGTAATGTTTAGCTATGAGTGGAAGGATGAAATACCAGTCAGCGAAAGGGACACTGCAGAGCATCCAAGCCGACCATTTTGCCAAAAATTAATAGCTTTAGATAGGTATTATTCAAGAAAAGATATTGAAAGTATAAGCGCAAGATTGGGATATAGTGTGTTTGACCGCGCTGGGGGTTGGTGGAACGATGGAAGTGGCACGCCTTCGCCAAGTTGCAGGCATAGATGGGTAGGTAATTTAGTAAGTAAAAATAAATAGCGATGATAAACAGCCAAGTAAAACTAATTAACGAGCAGGTTTTTAAAGATAGAAACCTAGTACATGCAAATGTGCCATTAGAGATG